TCCTTCATGTGAATAAACACCTTCAACCGTTTCATTGATGTTACTCATCATATGACGAACAATCTGCCGACCACTTAATGTAACACTCTGACCTATACGCTTGTCGTAGAATCGGCAATGTTCGTTCAACAATGCACCGTATGCTGAGTTCAACAAAATCTTACGAACAAGTTGACGCTTATCATAATAATCATATTTGTCAGTGCCATACGCTTCTTTTGCTAATTTCTGTGTTTCTTTACGTTCTGAGTACCAGCGACTTAATAGACCGGGAACAACGCCTTCTTTTTCATAAGTAAAGATTGTGCCGTTTGCACTTAGCATCCAGGGCTTATGACTATCAAAGACTAGTTTCCAAATCTCTGCCGCTGACATTTCTACACTGCGACCATCTTCGTAGTCTACAGTAAGCATGGTACCTCGTTCTTGATTCATGATACTAGTATACTCTAGTGAACCAAACAGGTTTTCCCATAGAACAGCGCCAGTCACATCATCGTCACCTTCTTTATAGCGTTTCTTTTCACTTGCTAGTCGAAGGCCCTTGTCGCTCATGTACTGGTCTGTGATTGTCTGTCTGACTTGTGCAACGATTGTTTCTCCTGCCATGTTGAGGGCACGAATAACCGAGGGATAGAGCGAGTTGATGTCAACTGCTCCAACATATTCGTGCATTCCCTTTTTGGGAGTAGCAACGAAGGCACCTGCCGCTTGTTGAATTTCATTATCATTTTCAGTCTTTCGTTTTTTATCAGGAACTACTAGCCCTCGTGCGTGGGCTTCATTAAAAATAGCCATCTCAATCATTGCCACAGAACCCATAACTGTTGGAAGCAGTACAGTGTTCTCATGCGCTAGTTGATTAGCTAGTTCTAAAAACTTTAGTTTGTTGTGAATTTTCACTAACAACATAGTATCTTGTCTGTTGTACTCAATGAACTTTTTAAAGTCTTTGTTATACAATTGGTCAAGCGTACCTTCGTATTGTGTTTTATTCTCTCCTACTTCCATCTCACCAATAGAATCTAACTTATATGAGTGGCGAGACTCATAGTTGTACTTTTTGTAGAGTTGTAAATAGTCAAGATGTACACGACCAACTAAGTCGTATGTAGTTTCTGATTTACCAAATCGTTCATATTCTCTAGCTTTAGGTAATTGACCCATCAAGCAAAACTTGCGTGTGTCATCTTTACTCATTACCCTAGTAACACGATTGACCATGTAGGGTATATCATAGCCCTCTGAGTTCCAACCAGTTAATACATCTGCGTCTTCAATCAATTGAAAGAACACATCAAACATTTCTTTTTCGGTCTTGAACAACATCGTATTCTCAAACTCACCGATGATTTCATTGGCTGTTTCACTAGACATATGTTTGGGAGCAATCACTAGTGTGATACACTGATCAAGCCAGTCTAAGTAACAACTGATAGCAGTAACAGGATTGAATGGATCGCTAGTAGGGCTGAAGCCTTTGATAGGATCAAAGTCTACTTCAATGTCAAAGAAGCATGTGTGTAGTTTAGGTGCATCAACACCAAGATAGTTTTCACTTAGACAGCGAAAGACAACTGGTACATCACTTTCAAACAATTTCTTGCCTGAATGGATGCGTCTTTCTTTCTCAAACTCTGTGCGCTTGCGTGTGCTGAATCGTGAGACTGGATTACCATAGATACTACGTTGCTTTCCCTTATGATCGGGATAGTATAGTACATAGTTAGTAGGATATTCTTTGTATTCACGTTTGCCGTTATTATCCCTCTCTACAACGTAGATACGGTCTTCGTCTTTTGCGTGTATAGCGTCAACGTAACTCAAAGTGTTTTGCCCACAGTTTCCAAGATAGTGTTGAGTTCATCGTGGTCTTTGTTAGTCTGACCGAGACTTGCTTTGTGTGCAATGCGAATAGCTTTCTTTAGTGTACTGGCTTTGATTTCCAATTCTTCTGCTACTGCTTTGATAGTATCTGTTAAACCACCATTCAATGTATCAATTTCGTGCATGACTGTCATGCCCTCGTTAATCAATTGAGTTAGTTTAATCTTTGCGTCACCGTTAAAGCTTCTGTTATAATCTGACATAGGTTCTCCTTAAAATGTAAGTATACACGAATCATCGTTGCTTTTCAACAACTTTTTTTACCAAAGTATGTAAACCTGGGTTAACTCGCAATGCATGTGGCATTAATTCGTTGCGAATGTAGTTACGCATGTATTTAGAATCTTGATTACTTGAATCTTCAATCCAGGGTACATTGTGTCGTTGACACCAAAAGATAAATTCACTCTTGCGTGTTGTTAAGAATGGGCGTAGTACATTGTTGCGAATCATAGGGATTACTTTGGGTGTTCCATTAAGTGCTGAATGGATATATGTTTCTACACAGTCATCTAAGTGATGTGCTGTAATGACAGGACCTAATGTGTGTAAAAATGTATATCTTTGGTCACGCCAATGTTCTTCTTGACTGATACCTTTTGGAACAACTGGTTCACTGATACGGGCAAAAATTAATGATAGTTTTCTGTCGTTGCAAAAGTTGGCAACAAATTCATATGCCCGTTCGCTATTCTCCGTATCATGATGAAAGAAAGCACAAATAACATCATGCTTTCTACTTAGAAAATCAACTGCGGCACAACTGTCCACTCCACCACTAAAAGCTACTGTTAATTGTTTGGGTAAGGGAACAAGCAAATTAATCATCTATGCATTATAGCACAAATGATTATTTATTGAAAGATTTTATGGTGCTTTTCACCATATATTTTGATATATTTACCAGCTAACATATCAGCCATAACTTCAATTGGACTACCTGGGTAGCTACTGTTTGGCTTAATCATATTGAGTTCACCTTGGCGAATGTGAACTAGTTCATGAAACACTGTACGTAGTATGTCTACCAGATTGCGGTTCTTTGCATATACCCAAATAGAATCCTCGCCCTCAACGTGACGACCGGTGTGATGATTATCCTGTGCATCTTTTGTATCTTGGCTTAATTCAATTTCTGGAACGTTTTTAATATGTAGTGTTCTACATGCCCATTCAGCAAACTGTTTAACTTCTGATTCTATTTCTGATCCCGATGATTCTTCGTCCAGTTTTTTGGCCCAAAGATCAGGGGTGGAACGATATTTGCGAACAAACAAATCACGTAATGCTTTGCCTGTAATACGGTGTTTTTTAGCAACTTTACGCATTAGATCATCAATGGTATTATAGTCGTACTTATCTAAACTAGGCAATCTTTTTGCTAGTTCATGTGCAGCCGACTCATTGATTATTTCAATATATTTCATTACTATGCGAAATCGGTGTATGAATTTACTTTATATTCAACACCGTCATGAAATATTTTATGTATTATTTTTTGATCTACCAACCAAGCATTGTATAATTCTGAATACTCAAAGTTAAATTCAGTCGTATCAGTATCTATAATAGTTGTAAAAGAATTAAATTCTTCTGTTGATAATCTAGATTTTGCCCATCCATGAAATGGAGTGAAACTAGTCCCCAATTCCGATGATATGCTGTGTGTAATTTTTGGCATTTTTTTTCCCCTATATTATATTTATCAATCGTCTATTGCGTTTGCACCACATCTAGCACGTTTGGCTTTTGTCAATGCACCGAAATCCACAGGCCATTCTTGACCAGACGCAAGTTCTTTTGCATTTTTAGGATAAGCAAATTTAACACCACCTGCACTTTCAATCTGTGCTATTGGTAAACGAAACTTAGTTAGGTCATTACCCAAATTAGGATATGGAGCAACATGAGGAAAAGCCCAGCCTGCTACTTCATTCGTTTGATTATTGATAACAATCTTGTAAAAACCATGAGGAACAACGACGCCGTTGCCGATTTTCTTGTCTTGTGCATTATATACTCCACCCACATAAACAGTGTAACTTTGATTGTGCTGAACTACCCAACCACGTACACTAGTTTCTAGTAATTTCCATATTCCACGATTTAATGATCCGGCTTGTGGACTCATGTTAGTCATTAAGAATGACTCAAATTCAACTTGTGTATCCCAAGACAAGTCACCATCTGGACTCATATGACCCTTGTCATATCCTGTGGCAGCGTAATCATCTGGTCTAGCACCGTCTGATATTGATTGATCAGTTGCAAATGCATTTGTACGTGCTACACAACCCAATGCGTTTTGTGGTAATAGCTCATAAGTTACAAATTTTGGTAATTTTGCTACTGCATCATATCCAACTAGATATGCTTGACGACAGATAGCTTGAACGCCTATTGTTTGTGGAAATCCATATGGGGCATGTACTTGACATTGTTGTATTGGATTAGGTTGTCGTTGTGTCCAAGCAAATATACTTAGTGATGATAGCAACAATGTTACTGCGATAATAATTTTCTTCATTTTATTCACGTGATTTTTTAAGAGTAGCACGAATCATCCAAGCCTTTTTGGCATACAAGTCTTGTAATTCAGCTAGATAATTGGCAATACCCTGTGCTTTTTCTTCTGTTGCAATGTCAAATAATTCAGTTACTAACTTAATCATTTTTTCACAATCAGCTAGTAGTTCTTCAAGCATTAGATCAGCACGTGGAATTTTGTATTGTTCTTCAATTATACTTAATTCAAGCATTCTTGCTAGACTACCAGGAGAATAACTATTTAATGTTCTGATATATTCTGCAATAGTATCAATACTTTCATAGATTTCATCATACATTTTATTTAAAAATTTATGATACTGCGGGAAATTACTGCCTTCAATGTTCCAATGAAATCCGTGTGTTTTGGTGTACAGGACAAATGTACTTCCTAATAGTGTTTTTAAATTGTCTGATAACATGTCATATATCCTATAATTATATATTTAT